GGTGTGGATCCCGGCGTTGGGTTGCACCTTAGTTTCCAACATGTTCTTCCAGGAGGGTAAGACGTTGATGTACGAGCACCAGCTCGTCCACAGAGTGCCGCCGCCTCGGGCGCCGGTGCTGCCGTGGGATCCCGCGTTGGCGAAGGAATCGGCAGGGCTCTACGCCCTGCCTTCCTCGTTTGCCGGGAGTGCTGAGAAGACGTTGAATTTGACCTCCGTGCGTTTCAAGAAGGCAAGAATTAGATTGGTTGCGGGCATCCTCATTTTCCTTGACGGGATGGAGGAGGAGATCGTGTTGAGTGCGGACATTGTGTGTACCCTCTCCCAACTCTCGTTGGGTCGGGTCCGCAATAGGGAACTCTACGTGACGATGCTGCGACAGGCGCGTTCGCTCTACGCGGATGTGCCCAACTTGCCTGCCACCCGAGTGATGGGTGCCGTCCTTTTCTCCGTGATGCTGGCCCTCAACCAGAGCACAGCGGAGGAAATCGACGTCTTGATGAGGGTGCAACATGACCAGAGCGGCCTTTGGGCTGCTCACTCGGACGCGGTCATGTTCAACCCGCGCACCTCCGTGTCGGGATCCACCCTGGCCGCTTGCGCGGCGTCGTCGACCGTTAGTGCCGCTGCCACCTACATGTCACCCGGGATCTGGGGGGTGACGGTGGGCGGCGGGGCTACCGGCAGTACCATGGTTGCGTGCCATGTTCCCGCCGTGATGGCGATGGTGGTTACGACCCCCATCGCGACGTTCACGGTGGCCCCCTTGATGTTTGCCTTTAGTGCGTGTTCGGCGGTTGCCACGGGAGCGTGGTACCTCAATGAGAGGTGGAAGATCTCTCACCACGAACGCGTGCTGACCACCGACTGGGAGTCGGCGGAACAGGGCAGCCACGACAGGAGCTACGTGCTCTGTGCGGAGTTCGCCTACGCGGCGAAGTTCCCGCCCGTGGACCGCAAGAAGTTGAAGCGGAACGTTGAACCACGTGACGGTGCGTCTGTCACGACATTTCCCGTGTTGCCCAAAGCCCCGGAGGCCGGCATGTCCCATGAGGGGATTTGCATCTCCGGGTTGCGACCGACCCATTACGCCTCCGACCAGGACAGCATGCTCAGTGCTGTCACCAACCGGATCACCAAACCCGTCTCCATGTGTCGTCCTGGGGCGCTGCGCACCGCGAAAGCGTTGTTCGAGCGCACAGTGGACTACATGACCTACGTGCGAGCCACGTCGGCCAGGGAAATCAGAGTTGGCCCGGAAGACGTCGAGGCTTGGGCGGCCGCGCGGTACAACCGGGCCCGGACGATGGATCTCGTGTTTAAGTTTTGTGAGATGGAAG